CCCAAGTGAGCCATAGCCAACAACGAACTAGGCGTAACCTCAACACCACCAACAGTCTTGCCAACATAGTCATCTAATCCAAACTCCTCAACATAATCCAATATGTCCCGCTCATGCCAATCCATCGCCTGCTCCTGCAATGCAGGACTGCGCAAAAATTCATCCCTCGAAACATCCCGACCCAAAAAATCCTCAAACTCACTAAAACGAGCAGGACCAAATTGATAACCACCAGAATAATCACCCTGAACAACACCATAATCACCGCTGCTCTCACTACCCAATAATTTACGTCGGAACTCGGTCATCGCTTCTTTCTCATAAAAACCCAAATGAAATTATACCCGAAATAATTTGAAAGCGATAGGGGCCTCAAAGGCGGGATTCCCTATAGGGGAAAAACCCAATAAAATTATATCGCAATGAATTTACAAAACCAACATTATACAGACACCAGAGACACCGCACCGCCCAAAACGGGGGGATGGGGGTAGCAAGAGCCCCGATCCGTGCACCCAGATTTGCCAAAGTAACCCCCAACGTTGCAAGAAACGTAGAGTCGCCTGTTAACCGAGCAAGCTCGGGGCGACGAGAAGAAAAGACAACGGGCCTTCAGCCCGTGCGGTATCCGAACCGCAGTCGGCCAACGGCTATAGCCCCGTTGGATCAGGCACTTGGAGCTCGCCTGACCGTACCGATATGCGCCCAGTCAGGGCCTGCGTTCCCTCTCCATGCTACGTCGATCCACCCTGCGCCGGGAACATCCTTCAGATGTTCTCACGCCTTGAGTGTCTCGTCGTGCACGGAGCCTCTTCCTCTGGTCAGCCTGACTGAGAGCGCCACCGCGTAGACTATACTACACACACACATGAACCCCCGTGGGCATTGTCCCTCCGGGAAGCCCCATTGCCCAATGCGTCGTCAACCCCATCACGTTTATTGTGTCCTTGCGGACTCATTCTTTTTGATGGGGTCGGAAGGTCACGGTGGACGTTAGGTCATTTGTATTGGACGTAACGTAACCTTGAGGCCCCAACAGATCTCTTTTGCTCTGGCGGACTTGCGGGCCGTAGTGTCCTCGTCCGGTGAGCAAATATGCGAGGTCAGTCTCAAGTTTACGAAACGTCAAATCCAAAGGACCTTACGTCAACCGCCGCTTCGCTGACTACCCGAGCGAGGGCGCTCGGCTTCCTTGACCATTCCCTCGTTCCTCGGCGCGATTGGGCAGGCGGCAGGATGCGGGGACAATGCACGAAGTTCATGTGCGTTGTATTATCCATAACATAGGAGATCTCAACATGGATATCACAGTACTCAGATTGTCAGACGAAGTAAGCGAAATCAACCGGGCTCTGAGCCTCCTCAACTACGACTGGACAGACTTCGACTGTCAGATCCAAGGTGACGGGACAGGGTTCGACGCACAGCGCGTATGGTTCAAGCTCTACTATCGCGGGCTACCAACAGGCGACAGCAAGTCAGAAACATGGACGTTCAACTTCGACGGCCAGTACAACCTGCAAGACAATCTGCATCAAGTCACCGAAGCTATCTTGGACTTCATTCAGAACCTTCCAACAGGCGACACGCTCAAGCAAGCACACATGGTTCGACTCTTCGAACAAGGTGGTCGCCTAGCCGAAGAGCTCGGGATCGACGAGGATTTCATCAACCCGCTGGTCGGGATCATGGAAAAGTTGGCAACCAATGCCATCACTCATCGCAAGTAATTCAACCGGGGGCTGCGGCCCCCACCAACCACAGGAGGCGAACATGCCACACAAACCACCCTTCAGATTCATCTCAGATGCAGCACATGGCTGGCTCGAAGTGTCACGCAACGACCTAGCCGTCATCGGACTATCCGAAGCGGACTTCTCAGAGTTCAGCTACAAGCTCGGCGGAATGCTCTACCTCGAAGAAGATTGCGACGCAGCAACGTTCATCGGGACATACGAGGCAATCCACGGCCACACGCCGCGCTTCACCGAGCACGATCACGGTAACTGGTCGCGCATTCGTGGCTTCCAACGGGTCGAGAACCCCAACTTCAGTTTCTCGCTAGACTTTGCACCCATCCAAAACGAAGAGGTATAACTCATGGATAACCCAATCGACGCTTTCATCAACGCAATCGTGGACGGACTCAAGAAGCACGAAGGCTTCAAAGAGTTCATCAAAGAGCACAGCGGAAACAGTTTCGACGATGGCGACTTCTGCGACATGCTTCGGAACAACTCGTATGAAGTCAACGAGGTCGCGCTCGAGTACTTCGACATCGACAACTACAGTTCCGAGATCACTGGCATCATCGACAGTCATATCGACGACGAGTTCATGTCAGACCGCATCAAAAGTCTGGAGTGGGAGATCCAAGTAAAATGACAGTCGAGATCGTACCGCACAGCGGAATGATCGTGATATCAGACATCATCGGCGGGTACTTAGTGACCCGTCGGTACATCGGATACACGAAACCTGAAGCAATCAAATCATTCGAAGAGGAACACACATGAGAAAAGAAACGTACAAAATTGCACATGCGTTTCTAACAGGGCGGCCCGCAAAGGCTGCCCGAACGCATACCGACGGACAAACAGTCTGGCTGCACAACAACCGTATCGCATGGCGCAATACAGACCATGACGTTTGCTTCACCCTAGCAGGGTGGCCCACCGTCACAACACGCGAGCGTATCAACGGACTGCTCAACGTCTTCGGACAGTCCAGATGGGGCGTCACCCAGCGCAAGCACGAGCAGTACCTCACCTTCTACGACCACCTGTCAGGCGTAGAACATCTGGAACCAATAGGCGACAACGAAGTAATCAGCTTCAACTGCCTGCAAACTTTCGAGAAGGAATACAAACTATGCTAACTGAGATCGGACTATTTCGCACACCCGAAGACTGGGATGAAGTAATGCACTGGATCAACCTGCACAACCCAGAGGATCGAGCACACCTCGTTACCGCTGCCGCCATGGCTTGGAACCTAGCGGCTAAACTCACCAACACACAGAAGGAAACGGAAGATGCCTAAACCAATGTGGGAATGGACACACGACGAGATCCGCGAATACTACGACAGCAACCCAAACCTGACCATCCTGACATACGCTGGTATGTTGGGACTAACCGGAGGTGAGCTCAAAGAAATCCTGAACACGGATGGCGAGTGGAAGCTAGAGTTCGGTAGCGCCGTCGATAAGGAAGAAGAGGCCATGGCGGAAGAGATGGGAATGTACTGTACCCCATACAATCCACAGGAGGACTGCTAATGACACTCCTAGAAAAAGTAACGTTACTAGAAAACGTTCTGGAAATGATCACCAAAGATGTAAAGGATGGAGAAGTAGTCGACATCTTTGATCTTATAAAAGACATCCCAGAAGAAAAACTGCAAACGTTCCTCACCGTAAACAGAGAACCTGCAATTGCCGAAGCCAGAACAACGCGCAACTACTGGTAACTAACACCGAAGGATACCCGGCTCCTACGTCGCTGGGTATCCTTCTCATCAAAAAGTTTTAAAAGGAGTTGCCTGTTAACCTCGCAAGCTCGGGGCAACAAAGAAGAAACGAGTTATTGTGTCCTTCGGACTCTCTATCCTAGTTCCCATCCCCGGCAAGCCCGGGCCGGGAACCCGCCGCGCCAGAGTCGCAAGGCTCAGGCGCGAGCCGCAAGGCATAAAATCAGCGGCAGCAGAGCCGCAAGGCCGCGAAAAGAGACGCAAGGTCCTCGAAACTCTGACCCTCAACCCCCTCGATCCCCTTTTCAAGGAGCTCGGGCCCCTTATCACCACCAAATAAATATATTCTCTTGGTAGAGAGGGCCTTTACCAAGTAAAAATTATTGCCGCCGCGAGCCCAATAAGCCATATTCCACGCGATTTGATGCGGAGATCTTTTTGGTTTGTTGTTTTTAACTGTTTTGAGCTCCGCCCAAAAAGCAATACCATCCCAGATTGCATGAAGGTCAGGAACACCACCGCCATGCTTGTTTTCTATGCGGGTTGCAAAGCATTTCTCAGGCAGATTTCTCCTGATCGTGCTCCAAAAGTTGGCTTCCGGTCCTCGGCTCATCTGTTATATCCTCATATGATCCCTCGATTGTGAATGCTTGAGGGTATTTTTTTTGTAAATCCGACAGCCGTGCCACAATTTCATCGCGGGATAGCTGATCTATCTGGTTGATATTCTCTCGTCGATCAACAGTCAAACCACCCAATGCCGCGCGGATTTTTTCTGCATTGATAGCCGCTGAAAACTGGCCCGCGTCCTCCGCCCCTTCGGAAAGTTGTTGGAGACGTTGTAGCTGCCCAATGGTGGTCACACCGTAGCGCCGTTCGCGCTCCTCCCTGAGCTCCTTTATGTATTCCAGCACATGCGGATAGTCTCTGCCGTTTAACAGCACTGAGGCGCGAAGGTTAGCGAGATCAGCGGCATATCCTGCCTTCCTCGCGCATTCCGTATTCGAGTAGATCCCCTCGACGATGTGCCGAGCAAAAGTTTTCTGTCGATTAGTCAGTTTCTGGATTTTCCCAGCCATTTAAAATCCTCCGTATATAAGCAGTTTTATACCCCCTGTTTACAATCACAGTCAAATCTCGAAGGGTTTGAAATTTGCCTAGTTGTCAAAAAGGGGGGGTGTTTACGTTTCTAACGTAAACCGTTTACGCAGTGTTTACCTTTAAGGCAGGGGGTTAAATTACTGTATAATAACAATAAAACCCATGTGTTTACAGAGTTTACACCAAAAACGTGTTTTGAAAAAAAAAAAAAACAGAGAGGGGGGTCAAAAAACTGTATACAGGGGGTTGCAGTAAACATTATTTATCCTATATAACTTCTTACATACCTATTCATTCAATTCAATCTAGGAGTATCGATATGACGACAGTCACCTATAATTTACCTGCCTTTTGGGCCACTGCGCTGTTCTACGATGACACCAGTGCCTTCGAATCCTATGAGGATGACAAGCAATTCCAAGATTTCTGCGCCTATATGCTCAAGGAGCACGGTTCGTCCGAGCCTGTTTCGTGCAGCGAGGAGCGTGGATTTATGAAGTATCACGACGCCACTTGTTTTGGTGTGCTTGCGTGTGATGTGTTGGAGTATACGTTTATTGAGGGTCGCGGCAATCCTGTCACGAGTGCGATGGTTACGTTGTCTCATACGATGGGGGGCGTGTAATATGTATTCATACAACGCTATATGCGAGGACGACACTGTCCTGTTGAGCCCCACCTTGAAAACGATCAAGGCCCTACGGTCGCGGTACTTCCGCAATCGTGAGATGTTCAAGGACCGTGTTCCGGTGACTGAGATTGTTGTATTCAAGGGTCGTAAGATTCACGGTTATTTTACGTCTGATTTTAAGTTGGACAAAAGCAAGCCGGTTGATTTGCATAATATTTTATATGGGAGAGTGTGATGTCTGATTATACTTTGAAGCCGTCGTCTACATATAACGGCTGGACGAACAAGGAAACTTGGTTGGTGAACCTGTGGTTGGGTGATGTGTTGGACGCTGACAAGGAGGAGGGTGCGTTGATCACGGCTGATCACATTGAGTCTTTGGTTGATCAGATGATGTATCGTTTTGAGGATGAGAGTG